GAAATCATCGAAAAGGATGAGGAAATCAAGACATCAAAAGAAGTCAGTGAGGCAGCAGTTGCAAGCAAGGCGGCTGAGATTGTTCAACTTGCATCGCATGAGCCAGTGGCCGACAATGGTGACGGGTTAGGTGCTGAAACAGATGAGCAATTGCTTGCACGATACGAAAGCATTTCTGATAAAGATGACCGCCGCGACTTTTTCGCAGCAAACAAAACTAAAATTCTCCGCGCCAAAGCGCGAAACTAAACAACAAAACAACACAATACAATGGCCAATTCATTTGACGCTAACACAATTGCTGACATCATCGCCTCCAACGAGGTGCTTGTTTCTCAGCACCGGGTAACGCCTCTTGACAAGTTCGCAACGAACTTCTCCGCAGACGCGATTGCACAAACCAACAACGGCAACGGTGCGCGTTCAACCATTCAGGTTGATCTCGCTTCTGGTGCTTCCACCACTCTCACCAACCCAACCAACTACGAGCAAGGCGACAGCACTCTTGGAGCGGTTTCGATTGGCATGAGCGAATACTCACAGCCTTTCCACATCACGCCAGCCGAGCTTGGATCCGGCCGCCGTTTGGAAAAGCTGGTCATGGTCAACCTTTACGCGCTACAAGACAAGCTCGACAGCGTAGTAAAAGGCTTGATGACCGCCGCCAACTATGGCGCAGCAGTTCTCGACAAAGCCCCGGCTACTGTCACCACTGCTGACATCAAAACCATCATTGCTGCAACTGGCAAGTTCGGTCAACGCAACCTTGTTGCTGATGCTTCTTTCTGGTCACAGTTTGCCGTCACAAGCGACAAGAACAGCCTCGGAGTAATTGACGGAGCATACGGCCTCGACAGCTTCAGCCTCTCAACTGACTGGTCAGGCGCAGGAACTAACGTCAACGGATTCGTTGGTGATGTTTCATCCATCGCAATGGCTGCACGTCTACCTGAGCTTACCGGTGAACTCCGCGAGGCACTTGACTTTGACACCGTGGAACTTCCAAACGGCATGACCGTTCAGATCTGCAAGTGGGTTAGCACCGCAAGCCGCAACACATGGCACAGCTTCGACGTTGTGTTTGGTGCTGGTGTTGGTGACGCTACTGCTGGCAAGATCATCGAGGACGGAAGCTAGAAACTTTGACCCATGGAACGCTCTTTCGTAATCGGCATTTCTAAAGGCTCGCAATCGGTCATCGGTTGCGGGCTGTCAGAAAATGAAGCAATGAAAAAAGCTTCCGAGGCTACAGGCTTTGATCATGTTGAGGTGTATATCAATCCTGTGCCGTTCGCGGTGCTGAATTGTAAGCCAGCAAAGGTAGCTAAAAAGGTTGCCAAAAAGACAGCAAAGCGCAAAGCAAAGTAAAACAACAAATCAATCAAGGCCGTCACCTTTGCGGGTGGCGGCTTTTTTGTGCATTAATAGTTTACTTTTGAATTATTGCATGTAATTTTAAGCGCATGAACAACCACAAACCAATGCTTGCCAAGGAATACAGAAGCCAAGACCCACGCGAATGGTGGATGAGTGAGAAGCTTGACGGCGTTCGGGCTGTTTGGGACGGATCAAACTTTAAAAGCAGAAACGGCAAAGTGTTTCCTGCACCTGATCACATCAAGCAAGCAATGCCAGACACCATTCTTGATGGCGAGCTATTCTGCGGGCGTGGCAAGTTCCAGACAACAATCAGCAACGTCAGGCTTGGCAAATGGGACAAAATCACATTTAAGGTTTTTGATGTTATTGACAGCAACCCATTTGAGGCTCGACAAGCCACGCTGACGGCTCTGACACTTCCAGCTTGGTGCGAAGTCGTCGAGCAAGTGCAATGCGCGTCACGCGATCACTTAGAGCAATACGAGCATGACCTCATTACACTAGGTGCTGAAGGTGTTATGATACGCAAGCCTCAATCGCTATACAAGCACAGCAGATCAAACGACTTACTCAAAATTAAACGTTTTCAATCAGCGGAGGCTGAAGTTGTGGGCTATGAGCAAGGCAACGGCAAACATGCCGGCAGAGTTGGCGCATTGGTTGCATCATTCTGCGGTGAAATATTCAAGATAGGCACAGGACTCACCAACCAGCAACGCGAAACACCTCCACCAATAGGAAGCTTTGTTACTTTTTCATTTTTTGAGCTTACTGATGGAGGCAAGCCGAGATTCCCGGCGTTCATTGGTGTAAGGGACTATGAATGATTGACATCACGCGCCGTAAATGTATGATGTTGACATGAATGTTTTCGAGCGTTTTGCAAAGTCAGGTTTGTCACAATCGTTAAGCGTGATTGGCGAGCCAGCCAGCATTGGCGCGGATCAGTTCAAGGCCGCGTTTGATGACTCACAAATGGACGTTTCAAGAACGATGTTTGGTGATGATGATGAGGTGACAACAAGCGCAACGCTCCTCAAGTCGCAGATTAAAAACAAGCCCGTCATCGGTGAAATATTGAAGCGGGTAAACAAAAGAGCAACCTACGTTATCACGGAGGTGCAAGAGGATCTGGAAAGCTACGAACTGACATTGAGGGAGAAAAATGCCTAAAGAAAAAGAATATGTCGGTATTGATGACACTTTGTTTCAATCAAGAATTGTAAAACTTGCTCGCAAATTTCAAGTTGATGAAAAGAAATTTATAAAAGAGCAATCTAGGTTATTAGCAAGAAGCGCGGCAAGGTTTACACCGCCATATGTATCATTCCCAAACTGGCATAAAGGCGCATCAATAGGAACAAAAGAGGACATTATACAGGGCGAGTGGGCTATCTATAATGACATAAAAAGCATATTTGAAGTGCTACCAGATGAAGTGATCTGGAAAGAACACAAACGCACAAAAGGCGGGACGATATACAGGTATAACAAACCGCGCTCGCCCGGTGTTATCATTAACGTTTACAAGATGCACCAGTGGCACAGGGATAATAAAATGAGCAACGGCAGAACTAGGAGATTAAGAAAACCTAATGTGCCTTGGGTTGGTGTATCATTATTTAATGATTATGTAAAAAGCCAAATTGAAAGTGCTGGAATGGCCAAAGCTTGTTTTTTTAAAGCGTCACTTTCATTTGGCGGGAAAGCATCAGCAACGCCAAAAATAAAGCGGCATTTAGGACGCGCAAACGGCAAAGGCAAAATCAACAAAACAAGCAAAGGGTATGAAGGTGTAATGTCAGCAAAAGCAGATGGCATTTACAGTTTATACAGAATATTGCCACACTTGAAAAGAGACAGAACGGTGAAAGCCGAAAAAAGATTATACATATTAGCAAAACTGGCAGCAAAAAAAGCTGGATTTAAGCTGCGTTGACAAATCGCATACTTTAAGCTAAAACATAATCATGCCAGCAACATCAGACATTGAAGTGTTCAATTTCGAGGGCAACCTTGAACAATCGTTTTATGATTTTTTGCTGGATAACGGCATTGAGTTAGCAACGGCAAACGACCCAAAAAGGTTGGGCGATGATTACGTTGGCGCACAAGTTTCAGTCAGCGGGTTGGCAGAAGATGAACACATGACCGAAAAGCCTGACGGAAACCTTGAGTATGACCACTACAACTATACCGCTGAAATCACCATACACACTGACCGCAATGAAAACTCAGTTCCGGGTGTAGCCTTTTCGCGCTACCATCGCGAGCTTGTGGCAAAAGTTCGCCATTTACTAAGCATCTCAAGGGCGGCCGAGGTTGCCAGCTTGAATGACAAGATTGATTATTATTGGATCAACAGGCTTGTGCCGTCTGATACAACCTACAATGCAAGCGACAACAGCTATGATGAAACCGTTCTCACTTTCGAGGGTGACTTTTCAATATTGACAACGGCGTGGCCTAGTGCTTAAATACTCTCACAAACTAATAAAAACATGTCTATTCCCTACAACTCACAAGCTGACCAGCCGCAAGGCTTGGAATCCGTCACAATCAACTCCGTTGCATACGTTGTCGACTCTGTTGACATCGCATCTAAAGTCAACCGCTTGATCTCACGTACAGATGCAAACGGTGACCGTGCTGACGTCATGATACGTCCCGGTGCTGATCCAATCAGCGGTTCGCTAACTCTTCAAAGAGCATCAACAAGCACTGTTCTCCCTCCAGAAGGTGATGAATTTACTTATGATTTCGACCGCTCTGGCACTGCATCAACGCTGGTTGTGAGCAATGTAAAGGTTGCACGCGGTGATGATTTCGACACTTTTGAAATCGACGTATTGCTTAAAACTTACCAAGGCTAAACAATGAAAATCAAGCTCTTAAAAGATCATTCCATTTTAGGCAAGATCGAAAAAGCCGACACCATCGTTGACATCAGCGAAGGTGTGGCAAATGACTTGATTAAACGCGGCATAGCTAAAAAACTCTCAAAGGCAAAAAAAGCAAGCAAGTAATTGTTTGTAATCGTTAGTTTCTGGCCTTGCTCGTTAAAAGCGGGCGAGGCTTTTTTTTTATGAACACGCAAGAGGAA